GATCATGTTTGACTTGTCATGCTCGTATCTTTGTGCGAATTCTTCTCTTAACTCAGCGCCTACAACTTCTTTGTTTTCTTTAATCTTCGAATCCCAAGCCTCTTGGATGCCTTTTTGAACATCTTCCGAGATTGCTCCAGACTCTACTAATTTTGATATTGCGTCTATCATGTTATTTCAGGTCCTTTATTATGTTTGTTAGTGCCTCTTTCAGGAACTTTTGTGCTTTTGGGTCATTTCTAACTTCAGCCGCCAAACCCTTTGCCATGTTACCACCCTTTGTATTCATCAGGTGTTCGTAAATTGGCGTGGGATAAGCACCCGGTGCCGAAGGTTGGGCTACAACATCAACTGTGATGATCTCGAAGTCTGAAACTTCACCGCTTCCGTATTCGTTCATGTTTCCAGAACCTCTACTTGAAACGCCTAATTTCACACCTGACTCCAACATAGTCTTGACAAGTGAGCCCATTGGGGTTGGTAGGATTTTCATCTTACCATATCCATTTGGTCCGTCCATCCACATTTCTGTGATCATGTGAGACACACGGTCCAAATTAATCTTTAAATCATCGGGGTGATCCACTTCACCTAACACAGAGTACCCTGAACTAATCTGATCGTTCAGTGTTTTAGTCGCTTTCGCGATCTCTTGCACTGGATAAACCCTCTGATTAGCGTTCTTGATCCCACCTTGAATGCAGATGCCCTTCATGTACAAATCCTTACCGTCTTTTCCCTCGTGTAAGACCTGCACTCTGGCCTGATCAAATGTTAGATTCTCTCTTAGGTATAATGAACTCATCCGTCGATCTCCTTTAAATCAAAAATTACTTGCTAGAAGTAATAGGTGATTTTGCAGATTTGTCTGAATGATCCGCGGTATCAGCCTTGCCTTGCTTCTTGTAGGAAGTAGACTTGTCTTTACCTGGACTATTCTCAAAATCACTCATCTTCTGTGCCGTTGGTGCTGGTCTTCCGTTGTCGTCTGCACCGCCTTGTGCTATTCCTTTAGCACTTGCTGTATTCATCGGCTTGTTAGATGTTTCGATTGGTGATTTTGCTGACTTCTCTGAATGGTCGGCGTTGTCCGCTGACTTCTGGATCTTGTATTCTTTTACAGTTTCCTTTTTGTCGTGCTTGCCTTCCATTTCAACTTCTGGAGTTAACTCTGGTGCAACTTCTGGTGCTAAAGATTCGTCTTCTTTTTCTTCTTCACCGTCTTTTTTGCCCATCATTGCTTCGAATTCTGCTTTTAATTCATCTAAAGCGTCTTCCAAGTCAACTACTCTGTCTTCAACATCGCCTTCAGCGTCTTTTTCTGCATCCATGTCCATGTCCATCTCTGGTTTGTCCATTGCATCCATTTCGCCTTCTTCTTCGCTAGAGATGTCTTTAACCAATTCGTCAGTAGCGTCGCCGCCAACTTCTTCGATTGATTCTTCTTCGGTAGTTTCTGATTCTGTTGCTTCGTCTTCGATTTCAACAACTTCGTCAACTTGTTCGTCTTTAGACTCTTCGGAAGTTTCTTTAACCTCTTCGTCTTTAGATTCTTCTGTAGTTTCTTCTACTTTCTCTTCTTCAGATGCTTCAGTTTCTTTAACTTCTTCGCCTTCGTCTGCTAGATTCTCGTAGATATCTCTTGATTTTTCTACTACGATCTCATGGAATAAAGCCTCGGCTTTATCGTTTTCTTCGTTTATTAGCAATTCTAATAAACTCTCAAATTTATTGTTTGACATGTTTACACGTGCTCCTTTGTATAGTCGATTTGTACTTATAAGTGTTTGTATTTACTGCAGACTGGCCAAAACGGTGCTGTAACTGGCGTGAAAAGGTGTATTTTGTCTAGATTTTGATCTGTAGGTCAAATTTTGACAGGAATTCTTCTGTGGACGGATGTTGGATGTTGTCTGCGCCAACAATGTCCTTGGGTTTGAACCATCCCTCGGGTATCACGCGGTGGAATGTTATATCTTTGTAGTCCTGTAGGCAACGTTTGGTCTGGTTCATCCAGTTGCCATAGAACGTGGCCTGGTCACTGGGCTTTTTGTAGTTCCTCGTCCCGCCAAAGATATTGTTCAGTTTGAATATGTTGTTCTTGCTGTCCTCTTTCAGCCCTTGGTAGTCAAACCCCAGTATGTATATTTCTTTGAATCCGTGATCACATGCTAGTTTCAATGCTGTGGGACCACTGCTCCAACCTAGACTGGGTTTAGACCAAGTCACATGATCGAGTAATTTTTGTACTTTATTATATTGGGCATTGAAGTTGGAGTACACTTTATTGTTGACAGCATAATCTGTCTCGGCGATCTCCAGCATCATCTTTGGGTCTACTGCCACCAGCCAGTGTGGTTGGTGTGTCCTGTACACCGCATTGCAGGCGTACACGGTACCTTTCTCCATGAGATCGTTGATTTCGATGCCCTTACGTGACTGACCGTTACCTAGTACGAATGCTGTGGATGACATTATAACTCTAAGTTATCGTCTTGGGCAGGTTGTCCGTACATCTTTTGGACGAAAACTGCTTCTTCCTTCTGTTGAGCATCGTGAGCCTCTGATGCCAACCTCATAGAGTTGATTTGTTTGAGTGTTAATCTTGTTTTCCTGGTGTCTTCTGCATCTAATATCGAAATATCGTGTTCAGGTTCGTAGGTTTTGTCCTGTTCGAAACCATCTGCGCCATATGTGAAGAATTCATTCAATTTCATAATCGTATTTAATCCTTATACCTGTCCGCCGCCACCTGTACCACCCGGTGTCTGTCCGCCCGGTGTTGTTCCCGGCTGTCCTGGCTGTACTCCACCCGGTTCAGGTGAGTCTGGTTCTGCTGTTGGCTCTTCGAATTGATCTAGATCGCTTGATATGCCTGATTGTGTAACCCCGCCGCCTCTCAATTCATTTGATTTGGTCTGTTTCTTCTGTGGCACGTTGTTTTCTTCCGCCCATAGTTCGGCATTTCTTGCCATTTCTTCTTCGCTCAATCCTAAATATCTTTTCAGTGCAAATCTTTTACTCATGTAAGGCAGTTCTGCCACCTGTGAGAACGTGTTCACTCTGCTTTGGTCCATCTCTGTCTGTCTGTACTGTGCAAAGTTCTGTGGTGGATTTAGTTTAAGTGAGAACATGCTGTTGTCCAGGTTGTAACCCTTGGTCTTGATGTAAAGTTTGAACTCACTGTCAAAAGTTTCTGCCAGCATTGATTGTAATCTCGCACAATACTTGTTGAATCTCAATTCTTGGATGTATGCTGTACCAACCCTGCCGTCGTTGTACTGTTGTCCACCATCTTCCGCACCTGTTGGTAGATAAGAACTTGGAATTCTTAGTCCTCTGAACAGTTTGTTGGTGAAGAATCTCAAGTCATCTATCTCACCTAGGTTTGTACCACCCGGTAGTGTGTCCACTTTAGATCCTCTACCCTCTGCGGTCTGTGGGAAGAAGTAATCTTCGTTTATACTCATTGGGTTGTAAGTTGCATCAATGAAGTTTGCTCCACCTGATGCACTTGGAATTCTTCTCTGGTTGATCTCGTTCTTGACTCTTTCAACGAACTGCATCGCCAAGTGTGTGGGCATGTTACCCACGTCTATGTAGAAAACTCTTCTTTCAGGTGCTCTTTGTACCCTGTAAATGATAATTGCGTCTTCCAATAATTCTTTTTGTTTGTAAACTTTGAATACTTGTTCTAGTACCGACTGTCCAAATGGGAATAGGTTGTCCAATCCGTCTGACATTGACATGTGGATCACATGTTCTGCGTTTATGTTGTACGCATTCATTGTTTTGTAGAATCTTCCGCCTGCGTTTCCGCCAGCGAAGCCTGACATGTTGTTTGTGGCACCTGCGTTGGCGTAACTTGAACCGTATGCCGCTGTGCCTCCGCCAGTTGTTCCACCACCACCATATGTTTGATTGGGTGTGATCTGTGTTGCACTCAATCTTTGTAGGTTGGGGTTGATGTCCCTGATTACATACTGTTCAGGTTTCTTGCCTTCTGATTCGTTTACGACGATCCTGTCAACTTTTGCGTTGTCTATGTACAACCATTTGTTTGTTTCTGGATCTCTTACGAAGAAACAGTCTCCGTATTTCAGTGCGTTCCTGAATATCCTGAATATCCTTTTCTTGAATTGGTTGGCCTTGGTCCACTGCTGTAAGGCTTTCTTTAATAATTTGACTTCGTGCTCTGTTGACTCGTCATTGAACACTATGTCGAACGGAGTTTCGTTCTCTGTGTTCTGTTGTGTTGAAAATTCTGCCAGGATGTCCAGTGCCGCGTTTATCTCCGAGTCTGAATCCATTTGATCATACTGGAAGTATCTCTGTATCCTGTTGGGGTGTCCTGTGTACACATCCGGCAAGTAAGAACTGTAGTTCCTCTTGGCGAAGTTGGGCACTTTCTCACCTGATATGGGAGAGAGGTTAGCGTCTTTAAAATATTTTTTCCAAGCCATGCTTTATATTACACTTTTTTATTCATTTGAGCAACCTAAACCATACCAATTTGGTTAACGTCCTTACGAGCTGTTTTCTCAACTGCTTTCAAGGCCCTGGATTCCACTGCTACAAGCGTATTTACGCCATTTACCATATTCGCTAGTGCCTTGTTGGCGTTGCCAAGTTCCATGTTCATGGTGGCCATCTTGGACTCGAGGGCTGAAGTGTCAAAAGTTCTCATGAGATCATTGTTGGTTGTCACTGTAGACTTGGTTCCCGCCGTGACCAATTCAGGTCCACGTTCACCTGTGAGGTACGTCTTGCCTTCATCCATGCCACCACCCAATGCTTTTGGGCCACCGAACAGTCCACCTATGGCTCCTCCGGCCATGCCGCCCAATGATGCTCCCAACATCGCTCCTGCTGGTCCACCGACCAATCCTAGTAATCCACCTAAGGCAGTTCCTGCTATAGTACCATACCCGGATGCGTCGTTTGTTTTGTCATCATCTGACAGGCTTGAGTATGCACCCAAGGCATTCATTCCTAGTCCAACAGCACCAACTCCTCGGCCAACTCCGGTCCTTGCAAATGCTCCAAATCTTCCACCCTTGCCGGGCATGTTAGGTCCAATGGCACCTTTGGACATGCCGCCAAACATTCCTCCGCCTCCGGACATTTTGATACCCATGGCGACACCTTTGGCCGTTGTCAATATCTGCATGGCCGGTCCGAATAAAACTTTACCTATCAATGCTCCACCTATCAAAGTGGCTGTCAGTCCAGGAGCACCCGCTAATGCTTTGGCTACACCACCGCCGGCGCCAAACGCACCTTGAATGCCTCCCACCAGTCCGCCCAGTGCTGGACCGAATGATTGTAGTAGTGCAGTCTCAATGCCCTGGAATTGGCTGGATAATACTTTGGTTGCTTGTTCAAAAGTTGTCAGGTTGCTGACCAAACTGGTTGCTGATTTGTTCTGCTCGTCGATCACTGCTCCTGAGTCATTGACCCTCCGAGCCAACTCAAGTAAAGGACCCTGTAGTCTAGTGAAT